CAACTTCGAGGAGAACTCAAAAAAATGAAAATCAAAAAGCTCGAGGATATCACTCATGCAAAGATTCGAGGACTCTTAAAAAAACTGAAACTCAACAAATACTATGAACATGTACCATACATCACGAACATATTGAATGGTATCAAACCCCCGAACATGCCACAAGAGTTGGAGGAGTATCTACGAATCATGTTCAAAGATATCCAAAAACCCTTCGATGAAAACTGCCCAACAGAGAGGAAGAACTTCCTCAGCTACTCCTACGTCCTCTACAAATTCTGTGAACTTTTGGGAGAAGATGATTATCTCCAATACTTTCCACTTCTCAAGTCCAAGGAAAAGTTGTATCAACAGGATGTCATATGGAAGAAAATATGCCGCGACCTTAAATGGGAATTTATTCCGACAGTGTAAGTAGATGTCCTGTCCGAATTTTTCAGTGTGTGGAAAAACGATGAGACCCGGCCTAAAGGTGTGTACTTCATGCTTTTGGAGATTCAAGAATGAAACCCTTCAATTTAAAAACTCAGAGTGTCCAAATTGTCACGTACCGAGTGAGTGTGTCAAGTTTCGCAAATGTGAACACTTTTTATGCACCAACTGTTTCAGTAGACAGAGAGTGTGTCTCATCTGTGAGGGTAAAAAATAAACTTAGTCTACAACAAATGGTTGTACGCATCCCCCTCAGCAACTCGGGTATCCTCAGCGCCCATGGCTACGAAGATGTCAAGGAAAAGTCCGAACTCGCGAGGCACCGCGCACTCATGCGTGTGGTCAGGGCGGGTGAACCACCCCTAGGTCTCTTTAGGCGCCTCAACGTTCTCATGATACTTTTTAAAAACAAAGACCCTAAGTTGTCCAAAATTTTTAAGAAGGATAGAGATTGGGTGAAAGAAAAGTTATTATGATTTTGATTGACAGAATTGTTCGTATTCTCAAGAAGGACATCTACCTTCCCATGAAATGTTACGCTAATAAGAGACAGCTCACGAACCCCCGTGATTGCTGCAAATGTAAGAATTTCTGTAAAAAGCCTCCAAGTGGTGGTGACCCCGTGTACGTAAAACTCGAGCCTAAGTATGGACGCAAATACAACTATACCAAATGAACGACGAGCCAGCCCTCCTCGCCCTCTATGAGTTGGAAACCAAAGTTCTCCCTCACCTGGAGACAATTAGTCAAGCCGACCCAGCGGTACACCACTGTCTAGAAGAAGCTCGGACTCTACTCCAAAGGGCTCAAGATATTCTTCAAGCGGCTGTAATAGATCCGCAGACACACTATACGGAATCTCAGAGGTTTTATCACAATCTGGCTCGGATTCTTCCTCTGATGGTTCTACTTGAATCTGTCTCACCTCCACCTCCCGCTCCGGATGAGGGGGGTAATTCACCAGATACGCCGTCTTCAGACCTGTCAGACGAAGATAGTTACTACCCTGCAACTCCGCCGCGTCATTCAGAGTTCGAATAGTTTTAAACTCTAGAACAATCTCGTTGTCAATAATAATGTCTGCCCTCAAGTTGCCAATCACATGTCCCCTAAATGGAATCGTGATGACACGTTCCGACTCGTAAGGAATCCCCTTCTCCCTTAGTAAAACCTCCATCGCATTGTGGTATACTCTCTCGCTGTATCCAGGTCCCAGTTGAGAATATATCTCTCGAGCGAATGCCTCGATGTTCATTAGACATTCTTCAATTTTCTTCTTTATCTAAAGTAAGATGGTCTCGATCAAGAAGACTTCTATGAAGACGGTGGAGAAACGGAAGTCTGAAATGGTGCGTAGACAGGCTCTCAACAGACGTCGTGAAGTGGAGAGACGAAGAAAGATGACTCAAATTAATGCTGCACTCAATCGTCTGTCTAAAAAATTTAGGCGTGTGAACATACCCAAGAATACATTCAATGTAGGTACAGTGACGAGTGGGAATGATCGTTATCTATCGGTGAGATTGAGTCGCAAGACAATCAAGGAACTTCAGAATGTGTATAAGAAAACCTGGGAACAGCGAGTAGAGTATGGAGGTTCGATACCATTCACACTTTCTAATACACGCAACTATGTTAGATTCGGTACACCGACGGCGAGTACAAACCAACAACTGGCTTCGGTAACTCCCACAAAAGAAGATATGACTCAATATATCGTGTATCACACACACCCAGTCCCTGAACAAAACGCACCACTTTTCACATATCCAAGTGAGACCGATTTCAGGACGTACATAAGCTATTACCCCACAATTCAAGCAAATATTATCCTCGAGAACCAGGGGTACTATATCATTGATCTCATCGAAACGAATATGAATAAACCCAACCCCGATGAAGTTGTCACAGAATTTAATCGTTTCTTGACTTCCAGAGAATTCCGACGTGTATCTGTGAATTGGAGTAACTTGGTATACATTCAAACAACACCTGGTCAATGGAAAAAGGCTGTAAACGGGTACATAGACCCCATCATGCGAAAGAAGTTTGGTATATCCATCAAATACTACACCTGGGACGAACTGGGTGAGATTACACTCCTAGATAAAAATGTCATCATGAATGTAGGATGACCGCACACAGGTTACACATTACAAAAATCGTGGTGAGAGATTTGAAATCTGTGAGCAAAATGTCATCGAAGAATAGGTGGGAATATGGGGGTAAAGTCAAGTACGATAAGTGCATGAATTACAAAGGTCTCACCTACGTGACTTCAAAAGAGAGGGCTCGAATAGACTCGAGCGTTCTCGAGGAAGAGTGGTCTGATGCACCCGTAGCGTATCACACACACCCCTCACTCCTGCAAGTGATTCCTGATGAAGTTGGTCCCACAATTTTCACAACTCTCCCAAGCAACGCCGACTTTGAATCATTCATCAAAGGGTTCCCCGATATACAAGTGAACATCATCTGCGACGCACGTGGGTACTACATCATCGACATATTCGATGCAGTGAAAAAGGGTACAGTCCCCGTACCAGAGGGAGTCTTCTCCCTCATGAAAGAGGTGCGCTACGAAGACTTCCTTCTCGAACGTAGCTTCGGGGAAGATAGATGTGAATACTTTTCTACAGATTTGCGTGAATGGAAATGGTTCATCAACGAGGACCTACACCCTAGACTCAATGAACTCTATGGTGTTTCTATGAAGTTCTATGGGTACGATGACGAACCACCTACGGTCATCATTGACGCATGAGGGAGTCCTCCAATTCATCCACCTCGTACCATGCCCAGTGACACTCTTGGGATTCTACGTTATCTTCGCATATTTCCTGTGCTTCTTTTATCGCTTCGGTGAAACGTAAACGAAGTCTCAGATTTTCTCGAATTGGGCGCACCTCAACGATACTTGGTCGTCTGTACATCCCCTCAAGAACGTTCTTACGAGTCTTTGCCAGTTTAATTTTGTACAAATTATTCTCGGAAAAAGTTGCGATACATTTCATATCTTAACGTAGCATAAAGATTTTAAGTGTCTTCAGAGTAGAAAATGTCCTCCTATAACGTCGAACCCTGCAACTTCAAGTATCGTGTCTCCTCCCTCGAGAAGGTGGTCGACGGTGATACCATCGATGTTGCCATCGATCTTGGCTTTGATGTCTGTACGAAGCAGCGTGTTCGTCTACTAGGTATTGACACCCCCGAGTCGCGTACGTCGGACAAGGAGGAGAAGAGATTCGGTCTCCTCTCGAAGAAGAAGCTCAAGGAGTGGTGTCTAAAGGCGGTCGCATCTGAGAAGGATGATATCGAAATCGAACTCAGATGCCCGGAGGCGGATTCGAGGGGTAAGTTTGGTCGCGTTCTCGCAGAGGTTTGGGTGTGTGAGGATGGAGTGTGGACCAATGTGAACAAATGGATGTGTGATGAGGGGTACGCTGTCCCATATGCGGCACAGAATAAGTCCGAAGTTGAGGCTCTACACATGGCGAACCGTGAGAAACTCATTGAGCGTGGTGAAATCGAAGCCTAAGTTCATATCCATTTTCTAAAAAAATAAGAAAAATGATCGAGGCTAAAATTACCGACAATACCAGGTCGTATTTTAAACGCCCCTTATCTGAGAACCAAAAGCGTATCCACTCATCTGCAGAAGAAGAGCGGGATTGGGCTAGAGGAGTGATGCAAGAGTGTCGGGACTGTAAATTGAACCTAGCTCGTTCTTGTTTTGGATACAATACATCCGGGAGTTGGCCATTTGACCGTGACGGTTACCCGTTGAGACGCCCCGAGTGTCTGGCGTGTAATAAGAAGGCGGGGATCACGAAGAATCTGGCAGTTACAGATGCTAAAAAGAAAGGTTTGCCGACCAAGGCACCACCAGGGACCTCATGTGAATTATGTTTCAAGACTGACGGTATCGTTTTTGACCACTCTCATTCACTCTGTCAGTTTAGGGGATGGCTTTGTAACTCATGTAACAGATCACTTGGTGTTATTGGTGACGAACCAGAGAAGATTATGAAAGCCGTTGAATATTCGTGTGGGGGGGACAAACACCGCTTCAAGGTAATTCTTGAAATGTACTTAAACAAATTGAGTGAATAGAAACCATGGAACTTTATCATGGCGATTGCCTCGAAGAGATGAAAAAGATAGCGGACGACAGCGTTGATTTAATATTAACTGATTTACCATATGGTACTACGAAGTGTAAGTGGGATACTATCATAGATATGGATGCCCTTTGGAAACAATATACCCGCATTCTCAAGAAACCACATGGTGTAGTTGCCCTTTTTGGGCAACAGCCGTTTACGTCTCGTCTCATATCCAGTAATTATAAGTGGTTCAAGTATAATCTCATCTGGAAAAAAAATAAGACGACCCAATATCTACTCGCGAATTATCGACCCATGAAGTGTACAGAGGATATAGCAATCTTTTCACCCGGTGGTGCAGCGGCTGCATCGAGACACAAAGGAAATATGACGTATAATCCACAGGGTCTCGTTGCAGTTGATATTAAAAAGCGTAATTCGGAGAAGCGTATAGGAAAGATGCTAAATCAGAGTCATCATCTCGGTCCTAATAATAAACTGACGGGTAATTCTGAGTATAGTCAGAAGTTCACCAATTACCCGACAGAGTTTATAGAATTTGATATCGAATGTGATACGATTCATGAAACGCAGAAGCCTGTGAAACTTCTGGAATATCTCATCAAAACGTATTCAAACGAAGGTGGTGTCGTACTTGATAGTACGATGGGTTCGGGCACGACAGGTGTAGCGTGTGTAACTACACAGAGAAAGTTTATTGGGATTGAACTCGAAGAAAAGTATTTTGAATTAAGTAAGAGACGTATCGACGACGCTATAAGGGATACTTCCTGACCCATAAATTACAGATCCATTTTTCACCAGACTTTACAGGATTCCCACCATGTAAAGCCTTGGACGTCTCCATCTCATAATTGTCAAGTGTGTCGAAAAAGAGGGCATCACCCGCCTTGAGTTTATACGTTTTACCCAGGTTTGGGAATACAGTCTCACCACCTTCGTACGCATCGTTGAGAGCCAAAATGAATGTGTACATTCTTGGATTCTTGTCCCCCTCAATCAGATCTTGATGAGGTTGATAGAATCCACTCGGTTTATATTTAAGTACTTGAAGTCTTTCACAGTTTACGATTGGACGGTCTGTATTTTTGAGACAGCGCTGTACGATGGCATCCACCACTGGATCACTACGATCAAGCCACGCCGTTTCACTTTTACGAACCGATTCATCTACGAGACGGTCCTCTGAAACCAAAGATGGTTCGAGAATCTCCTCACTCTTCTTGATGATGTGTTGCCTCTCTTCGGGTGTTATGAAATTGTGATACACTCTGGGTTTTGGGTAGACCGGTAACAGGTACACGACAATCAAAATCAAGAACAGTATGAGTATCATCTTAAAATACTCACACATAAATATTTCTGGGAAGTCGACAATTGTATCGTTTACGAATTGATTCAAAAATATCATTTCCATAGTCCACGATTTTCTGTAACAGGTTGATAATTTCATCGTGACGCTCAGGATCTATGACATATTGTCGCAGCAAGTCACCACCCGTATTAGCCATCATTTCGAAAATGTTCGACAAGTCCCTAGATTTATCTGTGTACTTTTCCTGGCGCTGTAAGAAATTTTTAAACGTTTGTTCGTCTATATCGTTAAGCATATAGGTGACCCGTATTTGTGTGTTGTCGATCGGTCGTAAGTCCAGGTACATATTTTCGCGCTCCATTTGATGCACGACCATCGCATATTGAAGTATTTCATTCGTGGCACCAATCTCACGAAGCTCCCTGAATGATGGGACACCACCGCATGGGATGTCTCCATGTTCCCTGGACATCATCACTTTCCTTTTAAACTCTATGAAATGTGGGTTATGTATTCGACCACTCTCAATTTCCCCCGTACGCCAATTGAATGCTGTGTGACATGAAATGCACCACATTTGCGCGCACCCGCTTGACTTGTGAATGACCGTTCCACATTTTGGACATGACTTACTATCCCTATTTAAAAGTTTCATCGTCTTGACAGTTTCCGGATTACATTCGTGATCGGGGGTTATTGGTTCGTTACAGTCTTTACAGTATTTAACTTCACATAACCCACAATACCATTCCTCGTTGAGAAAGCCTTTACACTCTTCGATGGGACACTGGCGCACAAAACGCCTCGGTTCGTTATCGATTGTCGTGCCGTTCATTCGAATTTGTTCAAGGTGTCTGTATGTATTTTCCATCTCGCGATAAAGAGTATGAATCTCATCTGGTAAGGGTTGATCATGATCGAACGCACCGTATCGATGATGAAGTTCAATCAGGTCTTCCTTTTGTTTTCGAATGATACGACGAAGTTTACGCATCTGTATGATACGTTCAACTTCTGGTTGTGTCTCGGGCATGAGTGCCTTTTCCCGTTCGAGTAGCACATTCTCTCTATGTCGTCTTAGTTCAGTATTCCTGAAATACTTTGTACAGAAGGAGTCTACAAACTCACGGTTCCATAAAGTTTTACACCCCATACAATGTGGGTCTTGGAACGATTCTAAGATGTACCTCTGGGAACACGATCTACAACTCGTTAAATCACAAAAAGGACACTCAACTTTTTTGTGATTTATCTTGTTTAGCTTTTCGCAACAGACATCACAGTGTGTCATTAGAATGAAGGCACTTTATTTCTTTAATTATTGAAAATCTACAAATTGACTAATCATATCACGCGCATCATCCCTCTCGTAGACAGTCTGTGCAAAAAAGAGTGTCATGTCCGCCTGTCCATATGACAAGTATGTACCTCGATACTTCTCATATATGGCTACTACGTTATCCAGATTTTGGTTACACCACTCTTCCGCTTCATCCTCTGTCATGTCTCTATGAAGACCCTTCTCAATAAAGTCAGCGACTTCGTCACTGAGGGGCATATCGGTAATCACGGTACAATCGTCGTCGGGGTGAATCATTATTTCTTGATTTTACCTTTTTTAGTCCCCAACTTAGCTTCTCTTTCTCTCAAGAGTCGCCTCTTTTCCGCGAGTTTGTTGTTGAACTTTTTGTTCTCCCTGGCTTTTGCCTTCATCTTTTCAGTCTCGGTGAGCATCTTCTTCGCCGACGCAGCAGCCCTTTCGGCAGCTTCCCGTGTTCTCTTTTTCTCACTGAGTTTTCGCACTCGCTCGGCTTCCACGCTCGCCTTCTTCTTACGCTCTTCCTCCTTCGCTCTATTTTCTTCAGCTTTCTTACGAGCATCTTCCCTGACTGCACTTTCCTGAATCTCTTTGATTCGAGCTTTCGTGTTCGCCCCGCTAATTTGTCCCTTGAATTTGGTCTTCTCAGCGAGGCTGAGCTTCTTCAAACGATTTATAGCGCTGGTGGCACTCTGGCGGTTGAACACCTTCACAGCATTAGCAACCTTCTTGACATTCTCCTGCTTAGCGGGAGCCAAATTTCTCGCCATCTTGACACGCTCGGGGCCGGAGGCGCGAGAGAGTGCAACCTTTTTTCCAGCCAATTTGACCGCATTCATGACCCTCTTTTCCTTGTTTTTCTGTACAAGAGCCCTGAACGAAGGTTTAGCATTAAAGAGTGGGTTGTTGGTCATTTTCGGTTCAGGAACAAATGTCTCCGCTACGGGTGCCTTGTTCAATAAAGCTCGACGAGCCTGGTTACGACCCTTCTTCCCACGGAATCCAGCCTGAATTTTCGTAGCGGCCGCATTCTTTTTCTTCAGGTTACCAATCACACCGGCAACGAGAGACTTCGAAGCATTCGAGATGTTCTTGTTTTCCTTCTCTTGAATCTTACCGATCGCACCGGTAACGAGAGACTTTGAAGCATTCGAGATGTTCTTGTTTTGTTTGTTTTGGCTCACCTCGACTGCAATACGAACCCTGTTAATTGTAGTGTTGGAATCGCGAATCATCTTCTCGAGATCTTTCCGGTTAGGAAGATTCTTCACTTTGTTGATCAGGGTCAGGCGCTCATCGAGTTCCTTCACGAGAGGCTGGGTATTCTGCATACCACGTCCACGGGCTAAGAACTTTTCACGAGATTTTCCACCGATGCCAAATCCAACGAGTTTGCGGGTCTTTTCGAGAACGTTTTTGTTCACGTCACGTTCATTCTTACCCCGTGTAAGATTCTTGACACCGCCACCAACATTGAACAACCTCGAAGCTTCCATCGCTTCATTTTCATTCTCATTCT